GTATAGGTCAGATAAAATTAGAGCCTTGGAAAGAGCAAGACGAGTAGAATCTGAATTAGAAGAAGCAAGAAAAATTGGAGATATAAAAGATGGGGAAACTCCAGAATTTAATTTATATAAAGAATATTATCCAGAAAATTCAAGAATAATGAAAGAACTTGAAGAAATAGATCCAGCATTAAGAAGATTATTATTGCAAAAAGCATTAGGAGACTTAACAACAGAATCACCAGTTAATGTTAAAGATATTGCTGATACTGATCCTAAATTAAGAAATTCACAAATAGATCAAAAAATTATTGAAGATTATAGAAAACAAATAAATGAAGAAAGTGTAGAAAATTATAAACAAAAAATTGAAGTTCAAAAAAAAATTCAATCTTTAGAAAAAAGAGATCCTAAAAGAAAATTAAAATATATTAAAACTTTACCAGAACTTAAAAAATTAAGACAAAAATTAAAAGAATTAGAAGCTAAAGAAAAAAATTTAGTAGAACAATTAACAAATGAAACTAAATTAATTGATGAAAAAATTGGACCAATAAAAAAACAAATTATTAATGAAGATCAAGGAAGAAGATCTATTAAAACATTTGACCAAAAAGAATTAGAAAGATTTGATGAAATTAAAAATTCTAAACCTATTGAACAAAAAACTTTTGATAAAGAGAATTTAGATTTAGAAGAACAATTAAATAATATTAAATCGAGACAAAAAAATTTATACATTGAAGAAAGTGAAGAATTAATTAATTCAAGAAAAGAAGTTGAAGAATTTAATCAAAGAAGAAATGAAATTAGACAAGCAATTAAAGATGGTATCAACTGTATTAATAATAGGTAATTATGGCAAAAGATAAATGTATAATTAGAATAGAAGATACTTTAAAAAGATCATCAGTAGAAAGATCAAAAGCCGATGAAATAATTGAAGAAATAAAGAAAGCTCAAAGAGAAGTTAATCTTCAAAATTTAGATGATGATTTAGTAGATCAATTAGCTAATGAAGTTTTAAAAAGACAAGAAATACAAAAAAAAATTAATCAAAGAAATAATATAGAAAATGAAATAAAAATAAGAGAAGTAGTTGATTATGTTTTAAAAGAATTTTCTGATGATCCTGTTGAAGGATTAAAAGCTGTATTAGTTGGTAGTAATTTACAAAAAGCAGGATCAAGAGCTTCTGTAGCACTTGCACAACTTTCTCAATATAGACAAATTGTAGTTTCATTTAATGAAAAATTAAGACAAAAAAATTTAGAAGAAATTTTTGCAAATGCAAATGAAGATATTGATAGAAGAATATCAAGAACTATTTGGCAAATTAGTAAAAAAGAAACCATTACAGAAAAACAAAAAGATATTATTGAACTTGCAAAACTTATAGATGAATATTCAGAAACAATTAGAAAAAAATATAATAATTATGGTGCTAATATTGGAAAACTTCCAGGTTGGATTGTAAGACAATCACATGATCCATTTCAACTTAGAAATGCTTTAGATGTTTTAAATTTAAAAAATAATACTAACACAAAAGAAATAAATGGAACATCAGAAAGAAATTTTAATGCTTGGAGAGAATATATTAAAGATAAATTAGATGAAAAAACATTTGAAGGATATGATGGTGATAGAGATGAATTTTTACATTATGTTTATCATTCTTTAATTAGAAACGATCATCAAATAACAAATGGTATTAGTGGTTCTTATGGAACTAGAGATTTAACAAAAAAAATAAATGCTAAAAGAGTTTTACATTTTAAAACAGCAGATGATTGGTTTGATTATAATTCTAAATTTGGTGGTGGTAATTTAAGAGAATCTTTATTTGCTGGATTTAATTATGCTGGAAGAAATATTGGTATTATGAGTATGCTTGGTACTAAACCTCAAGAAAATTTTAAAAAAATATCAAAATTATTAGTAAGAAATTTAATTAAAAATAAAATGGGTGATAAAGCAGATGATGTAAGTGTTTTTACTAAAGAACAAGGTTCATATGAAAAATATATGGCAGAAATAGATGGCTCTGTAAATTCAATAGTAAAATTTGGTGCTGCAAGATGGAGTGGTATTACAAGATCTATTTTATCTATGGCTAAATTAGGTGGTGCAGTAGTTTCTGCTATTGCAGATATTCATTTATATGGAAGAGAGTTAAGTTATCAAGGAAGATCTTATCTTGGTGGAGTAACTGAAGCTCTTGGCAGACTTGCAAAAATAAAAAATTCGAAACAAAAACAAGCTATAGCAGAACAACTTGGTTTTATATCTGATAATGTTATTTATGATTTAGCTGCAAGATATTCAGTTGGTGATACATTAAATAAATCTTTTACTAAAATTCAAAGAACTTTCTTTAAATTAAATTTACTACAATGGTGGACTAATAGTTTAAAAGAGGGTGCAATGTTAGGCATGGGAAATCACATAGCTAAACAAAGATCAATATCTTTTAAAAATTTAGATGATGGTACTAAAAGAATATTTAATCATTTTGGTGTTACAGAAAAAATATGGGAAACAATAAGAAAATTAGATGTTGAAAAAGCTGATGATGGTAAAGAATTTTTTTCAGTTAGAAACATAGATAAATTAACAGATAATCAAATAAAAGATTTATCTGGTTTAGAAAAAATGTCAGAAAGACAAATAGAAATATTTAAAGATAATTTAAAAACTAAAATATCTGGTGTATTTTTAGACAGATCTAGTTTTGCAGTTATTGAACCAGATGCTAGAACTAGAGCTTTTATGAAAGGTGGTTATGCTGCTGGAACTCCAACTGGAGAAGCAATGAGATTTATATTTCAATTTAAAGCATTTCCTATTGCTATACTACAAAAAGCATTGGGTAGAGAATTGTCATTTTATGGTGCTGGACAAAAAGGTAGAGCAATGTGGGGTATTGCAAGTTTAATCGTTGGATCTGGTATTTTTGGATATATCTCTATGACAGCAAAAGATTTATTAAAAGGTAAATCTCCTAAAGATCCTAAAAAAATTAAAACATTTTATAATGCTATGCTTCAAGGTGGTGGACTAGGTATATATGGAGATTTTTTATTTTCAGAAAGCTATAGTGGATATGATATATTAGCTACTGCTGGTGGACCAGCTGCAACTGAATTTGCTAAAGCTGCCAATGCGTTAAGATATGCTATTAAAGGTGAAATTAGTAATTCTGGAAAACAAGCCTATAAATCTATAGTTGGAAATATACCATTTTTAAATTTATTTTACTTAAAAACTGCTTTTGATTATGCTATAGGTTATCAAATCATGGAAAGTATATCTCCAGGATATTTAAGAAGAATGGAGAAAAGAATGAAGAAAGAAACTGGACAAGAATTTTTATTGACTAAGCCTTCTTTATTATTTAAAGGATTTTAAATATGACAATATCTTCAACTACAGTAAAGAACTCATACGCAGGTAATGGTACTCTCGATACCTTTAACTACACCTTCAAGATATTTGCCAATACAGATTTACAAGTTATTATTAGGGATGCGACAGCTACTGAAACAGTAAAAACTTTAACTACACATTATACAGTTACAGGTGCAGGTTCTGCTTCTGGTGGAACTATTGTATTCACAGCAGGTAATATACCAACTGCTACTGAAACTGTTGTGATTAGAAGAGCTGTTCCGCAAACCCAAGCAATCGATTATATTGCTAATGATCCATTCCCTGCGGAATCACATGAAGAGGGTTTGGATCGTGCAATGATGACACTTCAACAACTTCAAGAAGAAGTTGATCGAAGTATAAAACTTTCAAGAACTAACACCATGAACTCTACTGAGTTTACTATTGGTGATACCAATAGAGCTAACAAAGTATTTGGTTTTGATTCTGCTGGTGAATTAGTAGTTACGCAAGAGCTAGGAACTTTTAGAGGTAATTGGTCTGCATCAACTTCTTATGCTGTTAGAGATATTATTAAAGATACTTCTAATGGAAACATTTACATCTGCTTAACTGCACACACATCTTCTGGTACTCAACCTATTTCAACAAACACAGATAGTGCTAAATGGTCTTTAATTGTTGATGCTGAAACTGCTACATCATCTGCTACAGCTGCCGCTGCAAGTGCCGCTGCCGCTGCATCTTCTGCAACTGCTGCACAAACTGCACAAACAGCTGCGGAGTTAGCTGAGACAAATGCTGAAACTGCTGAAACCAATGCAGAAACTGCTGAGACAAATGCTGCAACAAGTGAAACAAATGCTGCTGCATCTGCTACATCAGCTTCTAATTCAGCAACAGCTGCTTCTAATTCTGCAACTTCAGCTTCTTCATCTGCTGCTACCGCAACCACTCAAGCAGGAATAGCAACTACACAAGCAACGAATGCTAGTACATCTGCAACAAGTGCTGCATCGAGTGCTACTTCAGCTTCAACTTCTGCCGCAACTGCTACAACTCAAGCAACTGCTGCATCTAATTCTGCAACCAATGCCGCAACCTCAGAATCCAACGCATCTACTTATGCAACTAACGCATCAAATTCAGCATCTTCTGCTAGTACCTCTGCTACCGCTGCTCAAGCTGCACAGACCGCTGCTGAAGCTGCTTTAGATAATTTTGATGATGTTTATTTAGGTGCTAAAGCTAGTGATCCTGCACTCGATAATGATGGGGATGCTTTAACAGCAGGAGATTTATATTTCAATTCAACTGTTAACCAATTAAAATATTATGATGGTTCAAGTTGGTCTGGTATTGGAGTTAATACTGATGAAACAGTTAAGGTATCAGCTAATGATACGACTAATGGATATTTAAATGGTAAACTTATTGCAGGTTCTGGAATTAGTTTTACAGAAAATAATGATGGTGGTAATGAAACATTAACGATTGCTAGTGTATCAACTAATCCAACACTTTCATCTATCTCACCAGATACTATCACTAATGCTCAAACTTCAATTACAATAACTGGTTCAAACTTTACATCAGTTCCACAAGTAGAATTTTTAAATCCATCTACAGGTATATGGTATGTTGCAGAGACAGTAACATTTAACAACTCAACATCTTTAACAGTACAAACAACATTAACAGTTGATGGTACATATAAAATTAGAATAGAAAATCCAGATGGTTTAGCTGTAATATCATCTACAAATATATTAACAGTATCAGATGCACCTACTTGGACAACTGCTGCTGGAACACTAGGAACTATTGCTGGAGATTTTTCTGGTACAGTTGCTACAGTTGTTGCAACATCAGATAGTGCAGTTACTTATTCAGAAGTAACAAGTCCACTAGTATTAACAAATGCTGCACAAGCAAATTGTTCTTTAAATAGTTCAACAGGTGTGATAACAACAACTGACTTTGGTGGAGCATCTACAACAGCAACGACTTATAATTTTACAATCAGAGCAACAGATGCTGAAGGTCAAACAGCAGACAGAAGTTTTAGTTTGACATCATCATTTGGTGCAACAGGAGGCGCACAGTTTAACTAATGAATACAATTTTCAAATCGGAGATTTGCTAATGGCTAGTACATATTTAGAAAGAACTTTTGGAACACCAACTAATAGAAAAATTTGGACACTTTCTACATGGATTAAAAGAAGTACATTGGGAAATAATCAACCTATATGTTCTGGTAATAGTTCAAATAACTATATATATTTTAAAACAGGTTCAGAGTTTGCTATAGAAGAATATTCTGGTGGTTTTCAATATAGATTAGAACCAACTAGATTATTTAGAGATGTTTCAGCTTGGTATCATATAGTTGTAGCTGTTGATACTACACTTGGAACAGCAGATGATAGAATAAAATTATATGTTAATGGAGTACAAGAAACTTCATTTACAAATAGAATTAATCCATCACAAAATTTTGATACTAATTGGAATAGTGCTAGTGCTGTTAATCAAATAGGTAGAGAGGCTTCAAACTATTTTAATGGCTCAATGTCGCACTTTCACTTTATAGATGGAACAGCTTATGATGCTTCAGCATTTGGTCAATATGATACTAATGGAGTTTGGACAATTAAAACAGATGTAAGTGTAACTTATGGAAACAATGGTTTCTTTATTTTAAAAGATGGTAATAGTGTTACTGACCAATCTGGTAATGGTAATAACTTTACAGTTGGTGGTGGTACATTAACGAATACTGAAGATAATCCTTCAAATGTTTTTGCTACATTGAATCCTTTAATTAGAGCAGATTTTGCATCTCTTTCAAATGGTAATAATACAATTACAGGAACATCAGCTTCGAACAATTCACATTATCCTGCAACTTTACAAGTAGGAACAAGTGGTAAATATTATTATGAAATAAAAGTAACTGCAAATGAAAGTGGTAGTAGTGAATATTCAGCTGATGGAATAGTACCTAACGCAGAAGCAATATCTCAAAGTGATGGAACAGCTTCTTCTGGGTTTTATCCAAAATTATTTTTTGATTGTAGAGGAACAGTTGAAAGAAGTAATTTAGGAACAGGTTTAGCAGATTTAACTGGACTAACTTCAATAGGTTCAACAGGAATTAAAATGTTTGCAATAGATATGGATAATGGAGCAATTTATATTGGTGCTAATGGTGTATGGTTAAATAATGGTTCAGCAGTAGGAGTTCCCACATCTGGTGCAAGTAAAACTGGTGCTATGTGGTCTTTTACTCCAAGTGATTATCCTAATATAGCAATATGCTCTAGTGCATACAATGGTTCAGTTACTCATTATAATTTCGGCAATGGCTACTTCGGAACAACAGCAGTAGCTAGTGCAGGAACGAATGCAAGCGGAAACGGGATTTTTGAATACGATGTCCCAACAGGTTATACTGCTTTATCAACAAAAGGATTAAATTTATAATGGCTTTACATTCGTTACACTCATGCAAAGAAAAATTTTCTTTGATTTATCAAAGCAAAGAAATTTACAATAAGGAGATATTTTAATCATGGCATATTCTGTAATAAAAAAACCTTCGGATTATTTTAATACTGTTACTTATACAGGAAATAATACAACAAATGCAATTACAGGTGTTGGTTTTCAACCAGATTGGACTTGGATAAAACCTAGAAATGGTACAGATGGTCATGTTTTAATTGATTCTGTAAGAGGAGTTTTAAAAAGATTAAGAACAGAAGGTACTAATGCAGAAGATACTTTAAACAATTCTTTAACATCTTTTGATACTGATGGTTTTACCTTAGGTAGTTCTGGGGAAGTAAATTCTTCTTCTTATAATCTTGTTAGTTGGAACTGGCTAGCCTCAAACACAACTGCATCAAACACAGATGGAAGCATAACCTCAACTGTTAGTGCTAATACAACAAGTGGATTTAGTATTGTGTCTTATACAGGAAATGAAACAGCAGGTGCAACTGTAGGTCATGGATTATCTTCTACACCTAAAATGATAATTCTTAAAAATAGAAATAGCACTGATGATTGGGTTGTTTATCATGAGTCTCTAGGCAATACACAAAGTATTAGATTAAATTTAACTAATGCATCTGCTACAACACCTGCTTCTTTTAACAATACTTCTCCAACATCTTCAGTATTTACTTTAGGAGATTGGACAGCAGTAAATGGTTCATCAATGATTGCTTACTGCTTCGCAGAAGTTAAAGGCTTCAGCAAGTTTGGTTCTTATGTTGGTAATGGAAATGCAGATGGAACATTTGTTTATACAGGATTTAAACCTGCGTTTGTTTTAATTAAAAATATTACAACTGCTGGAGAACATTGGCATATGGCAGATAATAAAAGAGACACAGATAATGCTGTTTCAAAATGGTTATTAGCAAATGCTAATGGTGCAGAATTTACTATTGATATTTGTGATTTTGTATCAAATGGATTTAAAATAAGAACTGGTAGTCAAGGTACAAATCAATCAGGTGCATCATTCATATATATGGCATTTGCTGATGAGCCTTTAGTGGGAGATAACCCAGCTACTGCTAGGTAATTATGTTCGTATTTACTCACATAATCACCAAGAATCTAACTTTGTTAGAAGCAAGATAATGAAATTTGTATTAGCGTTTACCATGTGTTCTGCGATCACAGGTTTTTGCAATAATACAATGACACTCCCAGTTAAATTTAATACATGGTCTGAATGCGTTGGTGCAGGTGGAAAATTGATAGTTGATTTTTCAGTAAAATTAGAAGATAGAATCAATAAGGATAAAATGTATATGAACTATTTTTGTAATGAGATTGAGACCAATGAGAAAGACAGTTAAAAAGAAATCAGTATCTGTTCCACCTAGTGAGCTAGTAGGCTATAGGTTATCTTCGCATGAGAAAGTCTGTGCGGAAAGAATGAAAACTTTATTCAATGCAATCGATGAATTAAAAAAAGAAGTTAAAGATCTAAGAACCGACATGAACAAAGGTAAAGGTGCGGTTAATGTTTTGATCTTCCTCGCAGGTTTAGTTACTGCTTTGGTAGGCTTCTTTAAATACAATGGCTAATAGAAGAAAGACAGCTATTCGAAAGAATACCAATAAACAAATAATTTCTTTCTTTCGAAAGAAGTAATTTTATGAAAAATAGAAGAAAGACAGCTATCACAGGATTAACTTCTGAGCTTACTGCTCAACTTAGACTTGCACAAGATCCTAATCTAATAGTATTTGCACCAGTTGGTGGCTTAGGTCCAATAGATATTGTTACTTTAAATATGACAACAGGTGAGTATACTGCTTATGATGTTAAGTCTAAAAACTATAGGAAGGTTGACAGCTATCTTGCAAAAGATGGCTATAGAAGAAAGTTAAAAGGAAAGTTTATTAATAGACATACAACTAAAGAACAAAAAAGATTAAATGTTAAAATAATATACGAATGAATTTATCACCAAACTTCACCTTAAAAGAACTCACTAAATCTGATTTTGCAATCAGAAATAATATACCTAATGAACCTAACATGGATCAGATTGTAAAACTAAAAGAGCTATGCAATAAAATATTACAACCTGTTCGTAATCATTTTGGTCCAGTAACTGTAACTTCTGGTTTCAGATCACCAGAACTTTGCGTTAAGATTGGCAGCTCACTTAACTCTCAACACGCAGAAGGAATGGCAGCAGACTTTGAAGTAGCAGGAGTTGACAATGCGGATCTTGCTTATTGGATTAAAGATAACCTTGAAGATTGGGATCAAATGATCTTGGAATTTTACACTCTTGGCGAACCTAACTCTGGATGGGTGCATTGTTCTTACTTTGATAAGCCACGAAAACAATTCTTGAGAGCATTCAAAGAAGGTGGTAAAACAAAATACAAACCAATCATAGGAGACATAAGATAATGTGGTTAAGTGCAATCAAATTAGCAATCGATGCAGGTGGTCATATCTATAAGAATAGACAAAAGACTAAGATGCTAATGTCTGATGCTCAGATGAAACACGCAGAGATGATGAGCAAGGGTGAGTTGGAATACTCTGGTAAATTATTGGAATCAAGAAATTCAGATTGGAAGGATGAACTAATTTTAATAATCTTGTGTTTACCAATAGTGATGTTGGGATTTGCAGTATGGTCAGACAATCCAGAACACATGGAGAAGATGAAACTATTCTTTGAATACTTTTCTGATCTACCTTTTTGGTATCAGACTATATTCGTGGGTGTCATAGCAAGTGTCTATGGTCTTAAAGCAACTGATTTAATTAAGAGGAAATAATATGTCACAACAAATCCCTACAATGTTTGTATCACAATACAGTAAAAAGAAACCTACACTTCTTTCGCAGCAGATGGGTAAGAAGAAAAAGAAGAAACCTTATGGCAAAAGTAAAGTTCGATCTAAATAAATTACCTCATGAAAGAATACCTAAGAAAACTTCTATAGGTCGTAGACCAAAAATGTCTAGCATGAACAAGTCTAAGAAGAGATCCTTAAAAAAATATAGAGGTCAAGGTAAATGATTGATAGATTATTATATAGATTCTTTGCCTGGATAGACTCATGGGTAGAGTGGGTTGAAAAACAATTTCAAAAATCTAAAAAGAAAAAGAAAAAGAAACTTAAAAAGGTTATTACTGAAGAACAATGGATTAAGAAAATGGTAGGTAAAAACAAATGAGAGACACTAAAGTTTTAGAATCATTTAAGAAGCATACTGAAAAGAAATTAAAAGAGATGAATATATTTAAGTATCTTAAAAAAGAAGTTGAGCATGGTGCAAATGGTACTAAGGATTATGTAATTAAAAAAGGGATTAACAAAGGTAAGATTGCTAAATGAACATTGATCTTAAATGGATTGTTGGATTTATTGGTAGTGCTTTATTTGGTTTATGCACATGGGTATTAGTATCTATTGTTGATTTAAAAGAAGATACCAACTTTATTAAGGGTGAACTTTATGGATTAGACAAAGCTATTGGTAGAGTATATAATTATATTAATGGAAACAATAATAGTCCAGCGGAGTAAACAATGGCAATAACATACAGAGGTGAAAGATTTTCTGGTTACAATAAACCTAAGAAAACACCAGGTGCTAGAAAAAAATCAGCGGTCTTAGCAAAGGTAGGTAGCAAGGTTAAGCTAGTTAGATTTGGTGATCCTAAGATGACAATCAAGAAACAAATACCTGCAAGAAGAAAGAGCTTCAGAGCTAGACACAACTGCTCTACAGCTACCAATAAATTGACACCTAGATATTGGTCCTGCAAGGCATGGTAGCCAAAAAAAATTCTTGGGTTAAAAAAAAATCAACAGTATTGCTTTGTGGAATATGTGGAGAATGTGGTAGAGAACTATTGAATACTGATGGTGGTTGGATTATAACTCATAGTAAGAAATATTTTTGCCATGATGGTAAAGATGGTTCTTGTTTTGATAATTATTGTGAACGCAAATATAAGGAGAACAACAATGCCAATGGTCGGAAAAAAGAAGTTCAGCTATACGAAAGCTGGAAAGAAAAAAGCAAAAGAATATGCAAAGAAAAAAGGAATGACAGTTAAAATGAAAGGTAAATACTAATGCCAAAAAAAGGTTTATACTATAACATTAATCAGCGTAAAAAAAAAGGGATCAGTAGATCTAAAAAGAAATCTACAATTTCTGATAAGGCTTATCACAATATGTTGATGGGTTTTCCAAAGAAGAAGAAGTAAGTTTCTTTAACTTTTTTTCTAGCTGTCGAACATACAATCGCATATCATCTAGCTTATGCTCTAGGTCTTCAATCTTTAATCGATAACGAAGATGCCAATTAACACCTACAATATTTCTTTTAACTCTTGATACTCTTGCCATATCGTTTGATTTGAATCCCAAAATCTTTGCTTGTTATGTTTCATTCGTAAGGAGTGTAAAACTGTAGTATGATCTTGTCCAAAATATCTACCAATATTAGATAGGTTCATATTATATTTCTCACTCAATAGATTGTGAATAATATTTCTAGCTCTGACTACATCTTGAGTTCTAATCTTGCTAAACAATTCTTTCTTACTGATAAAATATTTCTTACATACTTTATCTATAAGTAAATAAACTTTATTATTAGGTGTGGAATAAGAGTGTGTGATAATTCTTCTTGGTTTAAATTCTTGTTTGCTTTTGTTGATGTGTATCTTAGCTAACTTGTAACCATTCTTAAATGCGTTCTTATATATTTGTTTTTCTTTGTAAGTTAAATTGGAATAGTGTCCAGCTTTCATGGCAAGTTTAATCTCACCAAACATTTTACTTTCAATTTTAGTCATAGATCCCCTATTGTCTTTCTTGTTTTTTTACAACTATGAAGTTAATAACTATTTACTAGCTAATAACTTTTCTTTCACCTGCTCAATTTGCCAAAGTAATTTATAAGAATCTTGTTGATACTTATTTACTTTATGCTTTGCTTCCAGGAACTTCTGATGTTTCTTCGCTTGAAGATCCTTTAGCTTTTGCAGGTGCATCTTGATGTTTTCCATCATGCTCCTTTGTTACTTTTGCAAAATCAAATTTTAAATTTTCGATCTTGCATTCTACAAACTCTCCTCTATTCGAGTTGTTTGCAGCTTTCTCTACATCATTAAAGAGTTCAATCATTTCAAAATGACATTCTCCATTAATAATTCGTTTGTATTTTGTCATGTTTTATCCTGTTTGTCTATATCTTTTTTATGTAAGCTAAATGACATATCATTATAGATACTCATGTCGTGATAGTTGTCAGCTTTATATCCTCGTGTGGCTCTATAAAGTTTAAGTGCCATCATAATATGACCTACTTGGTGTGGTTTAATTCTCTTTTTTAAATTATCAGCAAGGACCAATGTAAACATTTCTGCTAACATATAAAAATTATATTGATAGTCTCCATAATCTTTTTGTCGATCTTCAACAATCTTCTTTTTAATTTCTTTATCTAAATCTGTTATCTTCATAATTGTTTTTTAAAGGTATGGCGAAAGAAAAACAAAGTGGGAGCTAGATGAAAGGGAAAGAACTAGCTGATAATACCCAAAAAACTTCCGCCACACCATTGAATTACAATTAGTATCTATTGTAATTGTTTTGTTTATAGTCTGAACCTTGACCTTTTGCAAACCTATTGTTGTTGCCAAAAGATTGCTGCTGTCCGCTAGGCTTGGCAGCTGTTGATCCAGAATTTGATGGTGTCAAGACGACATTGATAATTCCTGTTGGATTACCTTGCTCATCAAGATCATCAAATGCAGCTTGATTGTACCAAGTATCTCCTATCTTAGTTCCAAGTCTCCAAGTTTTGCCTTGAGGACTTTTAGGATTTATTGGTGCAACAAATACTGGTCTGTTATCTCCTGCTTGTTTGTCTGCGTTATGCGTAAGTTTTATATATATCTTATCACTCATTATATAACTCCTTGTTGGTTAAGTTTAGTCTCATGCACATCATACAAATCTGTGACTTGTCGATATACTCTGAGATTTTTATTAGGATCAAATAAGCTAGGATTATCTTTTCTAAATTTCCTTAGAGCATAAATATCTTTAATAGATTTTATGGCATCTCTTACTTGATTCATATCGACATTCATGTCGAGATGACCTGTACCACTAATAGTGGACTTCTCACTTATGTGAGCTGTACCACTTACTCTTGTTTGTGGAATATTGTTAGTAGGTTTAGTATTGCTTGGTTTAAAAGGACTAGCTTTATAACCATCATCATTATCCAAACCTGTTTTTAAATTAAGTGCATTCAAGAATGCGTACTTCTTGGCATAACTCATACCATTACCTGTACCAAACTTATCTAGGTTTCCCATGGCACTACATCCATTGATGTCAACATAACTTTCTGGGTTTTCAACATCATGTATTCTCATGGTGCAAGTAACCATAACAAAGTTTTCCTTGATCTCATTGGTGTAATTACAGATAGGGTACAACCCATTGTTTAACAATGACTCCATTGCTACCTTTTGTACCTCATCATGTTGTAAAGGATTGAAGTGCATACCAGGAACTTTCTTTCCTTTTGCAACACCACCCGCTTCACAAGCTGCCTTATGTAGTTTTTGATATATGTTTGTTTTCATTTTTTCTCCTATGTTTTTGTTAAGCATCCAATCCCCATAAGTTTTTGATTGTTTGCTTTTGTTCTTGTATTAAATCCCTATAAAAGAAAGGATGATTTAATTCTGGTGGCTCTGCAAAGTTAGATAACTTTTTAATATCTCCTTTACAAAATATAATTAGTTCTTCCCAAGATTTTATTCTTTGAACCATAAGATTGTATTGGTCCTCTAAATATTTTGGATTGAGCTGATAGTATTCTTTATCAAATATTTTATATTCCAATTCATTGACATAAACTAAGTGTGGTATTCTTTTGGTGCATTGATAATAGAAAGCTACTTGTTTAATATGGTTAGGATCTGGTTCAGTAGGTAATTGTGTTGTTGCTAAATAGTATTCATCCTTACCTCGTTTTTTTTTTAAACTAGGTGGTTTAGTTTTCAGCTCCATCAGTTTGGTATTTGATTCATAATCAATACGACCAATAATATCGAACAGCATTTCATCTTCCTTGCTCGACACATATCGTTCAGCAACTAACTTCTCATCATTAAATATTTCTTTAACTGCTTTCTCTACATTCTTAATAGTAGGATGTGCAAACTCTACCATCATGTCTCTACCTAGTTTATCTTTGTCATCTACTGGTGGAGTTAATTTATTGATCTCATCTAGTTCTTGTTGAAAGACATCATCATAATTTTTATTTTCTAATTTTATTTTTTTATCGCCTTGAAATAAAACTTCACACAGTAATCTTTGAGCTGTGTTGTTCACTAGATTACCAAAGGGTGCTTTGTATCTGATTAAAAAAGATCTTCTTAGTTCTTGTGGTAAAGAATAGTTAAGAATAAATCTTGTAAAGTTTTGTGTGGATGATGGCGACCAATGATCAAACCCTTGACCACCATTTAAAAAATTAAAGTATTGTTTTAAGTTTTCTTTTGTTATCATTTTTTCCTTTTTGTTTTTTACACAATCTAGCATAATAAAACTTGTTGTCAAATTAAAAATCCATGCTATATAAATCCTAATAGTATAACAAAACAAAGGAGAAAACTATGACACTTGCTGAATGGCGAAAGAAAAAAAATATATCCCACTATACTTTAGGAACTATGTTGGGATTTAATTCTATCAATCCCGCAACCAACTCATCGAGGTATTGCCTTGAGAGTAAAGAAAAAAGATTTCCAAAACCAAGTACAGTAAAAAAGATATTGGAAGTGACTAAAGGTGAAGTTAAGATCGAAGATCTTTACAAGGCTTGGTGGAATGAAGAAAGAAAATAATAAACTACCTTATAAAAAAGTTAGAATTATCTGGCAGGATATTTGTAGCTCATCACAATGGTATGATGACTTACAAGATGTGGATAACTTTGATTTTTCTTGGTGCGAGGATGTAGGTTTTCTTTATGAGAAAACACCAAAGAAGATTACGATCTTCAGTTCTTTCTCGTATGATAATGGAAAGTTATCTGTTGGTAATATCACTTGCTATCCAAAGTGTGTTGTTAAAAAAATAATTTACGAGAAATAATTATGACTTACTCAACCATCTTTGAGGATGCTGAATTACAAAAGGAATTAAAACTATACAAGAGGGAAGTGGATAAGCTGCGTAAGGTTATTGATATACTTGAAACAGATTTATCAGTTAAAGAATATGAGATCAGACAATTAAAAGAAAGGTTAAAACATGGCAAGATGGACATACCATCACAGTAATGGAAGTTATAACGATTGGCACAGAAAATATGATGGCATAGCCATGATTGATGTCGATAGTATTGAGGTTTGTCCTCATTGCTACGAGCCACTTGCTATCTTGGAGACTTGCTATGATAAAAACCAAAAATACAAGGCTACCAACCTCTGTAATACCCTTGCTAGACGACTAAACATACCCTGTTTTTTAGTTTTCTATAAGAATGTGACACCAACTACCCTAACCTTTAGGATCAAGCGAATAACAGGCTCTCAGACAGAGTTTCAGTATATGAATGAGGATAAATGGGTATCAGTATTGTATGAAATACAAGCTGAACACAAGAAAGTATGTAAACATGGACACAAGTAGAGGGTTTTTACTATTAACCTATAAATTGTATGGGTATTTTAATAATAAGGTTAGTGGGGTAGTTAAATCAAACTGTATCAATGTGTATTTATCTTTGATGAAGTATGCTTGGAAAACTAATGACTATAAATGTGCTATTCGATACTCAACTATTGTTAAAGATACAGGGTGTTCTAAGATGACAGTTAGAAGGACCATAAATACCCTTAACAAACTAAATATTATATCAGTTAAAAGATTACCTAGTGCCAATGAATATCAAATCAATACTAACTTTCTAAGGTTTGAGGGGGTATCAAAATTGAACACTCACTCATCTAAAGGGGGTATAAAATTGAACACTCACTATGATAAGGGGGGTATAAAATTGAACAGTATTAATAGAACAGTAAATATATATAATAACAATAGGTCTAGCAGTAAGGTAGACGAGATTATATCTGCTAATATGGGGGATCAAAATAATATAATAAATAAGCTATCCGAGTTAGACTTGGATGACCTTAAATCAGATACTAATAATGTTTATTATTGTAAGTTAGCTATCGAGAGAAAGGAAGATCTGGCTCGTGAAAAAAATACTAATTTTGTTCATCCTAATAAGATTATTAATGAACTAGCAAAGATTAAGAAGCTATCGAACCCTAGATACCGAGAGAAAGTGGAATATAATAAACGAAATAACCTAGATTACAAAGGTAGACCAAAGAAATAGCATGGGTGGTAGACCAAAGAGAAAAGTATTTTGTGAAGCTACTACTCGTAAGAGTATTCGAGAGGGTAAACCTAGAAACTGTATGGCTAAGGGTTATTTGTGTGCAAATGGTAGATATTTATGTAGATTTCATGGCTCACAAAATATACAAGGATTTAAAAGACCTAATTATACAGATGACACAAGAAAAAATCAACTCAAAGCTCTCAAGCAATTCAGAAACTACACCGATGAACAGCTCGACCAATATTACCGAGAAAAAATCCAAAGACGAATTGAATCTGGAGAAAAATCTATCTACCATACTCGATTCCTTAATCGAAGGAAACACTCTAACGCATTGTATCGAATCCAAGATAACAAATCCATCGGAGATCAGCTTAAGCAAATTCTACAGCATATTGAAAAAAAATCCTCAACTTGAGCAACAAGTATTAGATGCTCGTAAGATTGGAGTTCAAACTTTAATAGATCGTTTGCTTGAAATCTTTATGCGTCAAGAACTAGAAAACCCTAATCAAATTTTATGGATAAGATCTAAAACTGATTTTGTTAAATGGGTAGCAGGTAAAATTACTGATCTTTATTCGGATAACAAGGTGCAATCAGTTAAGACCGATCAATCTATTAAGATTTCTTGGGAAGATAATACTGATAACTTGATTGATGTGAGTGCCGAAGACATTCCGACACCCACAGATAATAATTAACTTAAAATATCTTCGTATTCCCAATCCTCTAATGATTGATCGCTTTGAACATCTTTAGTATTACCCTCTAATACTTTGTCTAATGCTTCCTCATCATCTTTAGCATTAACATAAAATGTTTTTTGTACATTGTATTGTAATGTTATTTTTCTCATAGCTTCCTTTCTGTTTGTTTTTATAATGAGTGTAAATAATTCCTTTTACATTCAAGATGTTTATTAAAGTTTGTCTTTGTAGTTCTTTAATATTATTTTTTGTTATTTGTTTTCCCATGTGTCTATTATTTTTTCATTGGTAGAGTTATCAATGTAGATTAACCATTTACTTATTGTAATATACATGGAATTTTTTGATCTAACATCTACTTCTATTCCTTTTATTTTCTTTTTGATAAATTTATTTTTCATTTTGTTTTTCCTTTCTTAATGTAGTTTTTTAATCGTAAGTAATTGATATATTTATTCATATTGAGCTGCAACCAATTAAATTTCTTATACCATACTTGCCTTACTTCTTTGTTCTCGCATCTCTCAATCGTATTCATAAGATTAACCTCAAAAAATTTAACTTCCTTTTGTTCGTAATCTCTTTGATCAATCTTATCTTGTTTTATTATTCCTAATTTGTTTAGTCTTTGTTCGTCAATCATTGGTCCTCGCTTTCTATAAAACCAATTATATTTCCTTGATCGTCACACTTCCAACCCAAAGAATTTTCATGCTTAATATAATTAGGTAGTGTGTCTTTGTCGTATTGTTTTATTACTTTATCATAATTTAGATGAGAGTATTTATTCATTTGCTGAACATAATCTTGCTCATCATAATCTAATAAATCAAATAATAATTTACCAACATTTTCAATGTTTATTGATTTATAATTATACTTGTATGGCAACCATCTATTTTCATTTATAGATTTTAATATTCCATATTTAGCTTTCATTGTTAACCTCTATTATATCGTTATATGGTACTGTTTCATTAATAACCCACTCGCAATTATCTGTATATTCACAGTTGGGATATACTTCTTTTATTTGTTGGTGTTCATGATCAAAGCAAACATAATCATTTATATGATCGCAAACATTACAATTTTTGTTAGGCTTAACACTTTCTAAAGTCATAAACCTATCTGCTACTACTACTTTTTTTGTCATGTTTATTTTCTCCCCTGTTTATCTAATGTTTGTTTAATTGTATCTTCTATTTGCCAATATAAATCGCTACCTTTCTCGGTGTTTTTTGTGCTACCTATATTGTCTTTGTCATCAATTACAAACTCACTAACAATATCATCACTTAAATTGTCCATGAATTTAAAATATAAATCATCAGCTAACTGACAAGCTATATCAAAGTTTTTATTTGTCATCTATTCCTCGCTTTCTATTATATTATTTAACGCATCACATAAACTTTCCATATCATTTGTGTCAAAATTTATTTTTGTTATTTCTTGATCTTCACTAACAGTAGGAAATTGATTTTCTAAATGTTCTTTTAAATGACTATAAAAAATCTTTTCTTCGCCTGTTGAAGAATTGTATTCTCTTAATTTATATATAACTCTTTTTGCCATTTTATTTATCCTCGCTTTCTATGTATTGTGGTACTTCTCTCTCAAGATATTCTATAAAACTTTCCTTCATCTCAAACCCTATTTTGAAGTAATAGTTTTTATAATCTAACCAATCTTGATATAGATATTTAATCGCTTGTTGTTTATCCATTGTTATTGGTCCTTTCTTTGTTTAATTCTATTCATACAATCTTGAAGATCCATGAATAAATAGAATTTCTTTTTATATTTTTTCTCTAATATTTCTGTGATTGATTTATAGTTTTTTGCTTTCATGTTTTCCTTTCTGTTATGCTACTTCTTTACTATCTAATTGATCTCTATAATCTTGGACAATTTCCTCACCAATTATATAGACATACATATTAACAATTTTTTCTGGCTCACTAAAATCAGTATTGATCTCGCCAAAATTAAATTGTTCATACTCTTTAATGATCTCGATAATATTAAATACTTCATCACCTAACCATTTTTTAGCTTCATACCTACCAATAATATAATAATCATTATTAAAAATATCGTGATGTAAATCATCAATATTCTCTCTTATTTCTTTATCTGTTAAGTCACTAATGTAATCATCAAAATGAGCTTTGATCTCATCGTATTTGTATTGCTGTGTCATTTGTTTTTTACCTTTCTGTTTTTTTGTTTATCTTATATCTATTTTGTATATTATGCAACCTCTTTATCTTTTAATAAATGTATTTCAAAATCAATCTCATTATATAAAACTTCTTTATTATTAAATTGATTGCATAAATATTCTAATACATACATGATTAATTTATTATCTTTATTGTTTAGAGCATCATCGTAAGTATAAAAAGATACAAACCCGCTGCAGCTCGTGGTCCTATCTTTTAAAAAAGATAAAAAATCATTATCTTTTTTTAGGATCTCATTTAATGATTGAGCTTCATTGGTGTCAATTTTACAATCGATTACATCTGTATCATAATTGTAATATTGCGGTGACCATAGTTTTATATTTTTAAAATCAATATCAATTAAATACTCATCTAAAATATAACTTTTTAATTTATAACAATACTCATCAATATAAGATTGAAATGTTTTTTTATAATCGACATGATCAAAATTGTACTCATAGGCTTCAACCACAAAGTCTATATTACGATCATGTATTGACTCATAAAAACCGCCAAAGTGTATTGAAGTGTTTATATATTTTTTTTTCATTGTTTCCTTTCTGTTATGTACTCAACTATATATCTATTCTGTATATAGTCAAGTACATAGATTTACTAATTATTATATTCTTTATTGATTTGTTTTTTAATAAATGAAGGCAGCATTGGAAATCTTTTAATATATCCATTTCCTTCTATTTTAAAACTACCAACTTTTTTACATCGATCATCACCAATAAATTTATGCACAGATCCTGTAATAGCTCCATCAGTATGTTCTATTTTTGTATTAACATCGTAAAAACCATTTGGTAAACCATTTCCAAATTCAACTTTGTAATTACTTTCAATTAATGTTTTTATTTTTGTTAATGTATTATCTGCATCAACTCGACAACTCCAACCCATAATTGTATCCTTTCTATTAATTAAACTTTTATTTTTTCATTAATTTCAGATTGAGAAATAATTCTGCAATTATCGATTGCATTATTTTTTCTTAACCAGTTATTAATATGTTTGCTCGTAGTAGTTGAATATTTTTTATCAGTTCTAAAAAAACCAATATCATCAATTCCTGCTACCGCAGTTGAATAAGAAAAAAATATGCTTTCAACTGGTGTTTTACCATTTGATACTTCTGTTTCATTGTTTCCATGTTTTATTAGTTTAATCATTTTTTTACCTTTCTTTATTTGTTTATAATTGAGTTATACAATATGGATAATATATTGCAACAATAAAATTAAAAATAATTAATGACAGATTGACGCAGTATAAAGTGTTGCATAAATGCAATAGTGTTGCAAATATACAATGGACCAATAAGCATTGGATCTATAAATTAAAGTTGAAAGTGATTAAAATATTATAAGTGATTAAAGTTGAAAGTAATTAAAAGATTAGAAGTAATTAAAGTTAAAAGTGATTGAAATATTATAAGTGATTAAAAGTTGAAATTAATTAAAGTAATTAAAGTTGAAAGTGATTGAAGTTGCTATTCTTATAGTCAACGCATTTAATTCCTGTTGCGTGTGTAAATACATCGGTCAGTATTACTGACCTATCTATAATATCAATCAATTAAAAGAATTTATGTTATTACTTCTGATAACATTTATTTATCACTACAACAAACTGTATAATATTTATAGAATAGGATCGACATTTTTCAAAGTTGCTTACCCCCTACCCCCGAAAAAGTGGTGTGCGTTTATAATATATATATACATGGGACTCGAGGACTCCCTTAGACACACAGTTAGTTAGTTTTGCTTGACTTCATTCTTCGTCAAGAATCAATAAAATGTTTTCCACACTTGATGAAGCACAGCAACAATTTTTCTTTAAAACAATTCTAAACAAGCTATATGTGGTATATGAACTATTTTTCATCAGAAGATATGGATTGTGTTTGCTACATTGAAGAGAAAACAAACAATGTAGT